TAAAAATTCTTTAGGGTTTTTAGAAATAGCTTTGGCCAAGCTATTAACACCTGCTAATAAATGCGGTGCAGCATAGGCGGCTAGCCCAATTAACCCCGTTTGTAATCCATCGTTTAACCCAAGCCAAACACAAAAGCTTTCTGCAATATATGCCGATAAAATTGCCATTAGCACAGACATGAAATAATGAAAGAACGTGATCTTAGTGCCCGACAAATACATTTGGGTTGCTGCTGCTAATAGCGACAAAACGCACAGTTGCCCCCATTGCCGTAAAAAAGTAATAAGCTCTTCCATTAAGTTTCTTCCTGTGGAATTAGGTCTGAATAGGTTGGTATTGAAAATTCGATGTGCTGGTGAGCTGGCAAATACTCGTTGATTTCTTCCATATCTTGCTGCATCGGCACAACTTCATTGTTGTAATAAGCACGGGTGATTTTATCTAAATCGCCGAAGCCAGGACTATTACCAGATGATTGACCGCTTAATGCTTCTTGTGCACGGTGCATGCTTAGCATGTCGTTGAGCGTGATGTTTTTTATTTTCTCAAAATCATCTTTGGTGGCGATATCACCAACGGGCGTAATTTTTATAGCCTTGTCTGCATCAACTTTTCCGCTTTTATTGTTGATAAATAAACTGCGGAAATTGCCCACACCTTTTGAACTGCGAATAGCCTCTTTTAATTGCTTTTCATCATCAACGGATAGATTGGGATCAGCCATTGAAAAGATAAACCCCATGTGCGCGCCATTTTTAAAATACTTGCGGCGAAACAAAGTGGCATCTTCATTTAGCAATGCTGATTGAATACCGCCATAATATTGCGGCACACCGTAAATGCCTTGGCTTGGGTCATACTCTTTCTTATGATAAACCTCACCTTTTTTAAATCGAACAATAGAACCATCACTTTTGATTTGGGCGTAAACACCAGGTGTTGTTGTATAGCGCATAGTGAGGGCTGGAAGATGGCGCAGCTTTATCACCGCGCCAAATGTATTACGGATAATTTGCAAGTAACCATTGGCAGACCAGCAATAATCAAATGCGAATTTTTTAAATGTGCGCTGGCTTAAAATTGGGTTTGGCTTAAACCATTTTAAAATCATGTTGCGCTTAAAATATAAAATGGGTCCATGTTGCGCATTAACCCGTAGTAATTTGATAAGTCCCGATAAGCTAACAGGTGGTGAATATAGCCCGTTCATGTCTGAAAATATGCCGATGTAATCGGTCATGTGATTATCTAAACAGGTTTCGGGATCGCCAAAACTAAACGTGTCTATGCTCGATTGAGTTTTATTCATTATGCTGCATCTAATCCTATTGATGTTTGGTTGCTGCTTGCATCGCCCGATAACGGTTCAAAAATCATGGCGTGCATAATTGCCCATGCAATATCAGCATGGCCTGTGGCGGCGGTTCGGTTGGTGGCGTAGGTTATTTGATCACCCACTACTTTTTTGCGAATGTTAATAAAGCTGCTTGCAATGCCTACTGCATCCTCATCAAATTCGAGTCGTTTTTTACCAATGACGTTAAGGGCTTTAATTACCATTTTGTTTTTAATATACGGGTTGTAATGAATGGCCATTGCCATAGGGTAGAACTTTAGAATTAGCTCAAACACGCCCAAGCCAAGACCAGTGGTATCAACGCCAATGTGAACAACATGATATTTCAATGTGAGTTCTTCTATCTCTTTGGCCATGGCTTCAAAGTCGTTGCCGGATAAGTCCAAGGTTTCTAATACCCTAAATTTTTCATTGGCATTTGCTGGCAAACTTAAAACCACAACCGATGCTTTGTCTCGCGTTCGTGCAGGGTCAAAACCAATAATCACAGGTTTCATGGCAAACGGGCGCGGCCAAGTATCATCAAAGTCAGTCCACTTGCTGCGATCACCCATACAAGCCATTAACTGTTTTAAGCTAAAGGCACTATGCGCATCATCGATAAATTTACACATGAATAGGTTGTCGAATTCTTCTTTTGAATATTCGTTTTCAAGCATCGCAATATCAATGCGGTTAAAACCTTTTTCAACAACGTCATACACGTTGAGGCGTTGCCGCCAAATGCCATCATCACAGACTTTGCCGTGCTGCAAATTCTTGTGACTAACATCAACCGCAAATTCAACATCGTTACAGGCTTTTGTTTTGCGATACCAGCGGCCATTCCATAAGTCATATGCTTCATGGCTTGTTACTGATGGCGTACTAAAGTAGGTAATTCTAAAATCTTTATGCGTTGCCATTGCTTGTGCCAAGCTGCGCAACTCTTTAAATTTTGGAATCCAAAAAACTTCATCAATATATAAATCACCTGATGCTGATTGTGCTGTTCGCGCATTGGTTGATTTAAAATACAGCGTGATTGTTTTGCCGTTGTGATGCAGGGTTAGCGGTGAGCCGCTTAATTCTATTTCAAACTTTTCACGGCATAACGCAATAATATTGGCTTTGAATATTTCAGCCTGATCACGCGATGCGGAAATAAATATTTTATTACGGCCATTAACAATCGCGTCATAAAACGCTTCAAATGCAAAATAGAATGTGGCACCAATTTGGCGAGGCTTTAGAATGAACCGGCTACGGTGATCTTGATTGTTAAACCAGTGTTTTTGGTGGTGGTAAAGTAAGTCGTCTTTAAGTTCGTCCAGCATTTCCTTAGTGATTGCTGATACATCATTTTTTATTTTCTTCTTTTTGTTACGCTGCTTTTTGCTTGATTGGCGCGGCTGGCTATCATCACCTGGTACATCAGCGGTATTTGCTCGACCATACTTTTTACTGATCGCGGCACTTGGTAAGCGCGATTGATTTAATGCGCATTGCTGGCGCGTTAAAAAATCAAGTTCTTTATAGTCACCCTCTGATTTGTTTTCTCTATCAGCTAGTAAAACAATGCGCCTTGCAATGGCTGTTTCAGCATTTAGTGACGGGCATAATTCATTCCAACTGCCATCATCGCTCCAACGTCTTAATGTTCGCGCACTGGGCATCCCCTCAATTTCTGAGATCTCATCAAAGGTCATGCCGCCAAAAACATAATTGTCCTTGGCTGTTTTAATGATGTCGGGGTTATAGCGAAGTTTCATAAATTGCCCTAGTACGTTAACAAGAGCGTTAACTAATACAGGCAGTTTATAGGGCGAAATGGGTTAATTCTTTATTAATAATTTTGGTTAATTCCTAAAGGTCATTTATAGGAATTACAAGGATTTAATCAAGTGGAGGGATAACAAATTTAGGTGCAAACTCATGTCTTAAACGTAACGCCATTGTTATTAGTTAAGCAGAGGAAATGCAAAAATGCCACGTAGTTTACGCACCACACCATTGGCGATTGCCGCCGTGGGATTCACTGTTGATGGTCGGGAAATATCAGATAAAGATATTGATGACATTGTTGAAACGTATAACTACAAGAAGTATGGCGCACGAATCAACTTAGACCACTATGGCGATTGGTCCGGTTGGGCTGCTAAAAACCTTCAAAGTGTTGAATTAAATGGCGGCATGTTAGGTGATGTAATTGAAGTAACCAGTGGCTTAAATGACGATGGTGTGAAAGTGCTGTATGCCGTGCTTGCGCCTAATGCGTCATTCGTACAACTCAATCAAGCTGACCAAGCCGTGTATTTCAGCATGGAAATAAACCGCGACTTTATGAAGTCTGGCCAAACCTATTTAACGGGATTAGCCGTCACTGATTACCCAGCTAGCACCTACACCGACCGAATCAACTTCAACAATAAAGAGCAAGGCAAAGATAGCGGTAATGAAGGCGTTGATGCTTTGTTAAAAGTAGATCTCGGTTTGGTTGATAAGCCTAAGAAAAGTCTATTTAAACAGTTATTCACATTTGGAAAGGACGATAACGATATGAAACGCGAAGAATTTGCCGCAGCAATGACCGAAGCACTAGGTGAGCCATTAATGAAGTTTACCCAAGCACTTGAAGCAAGCACTGCTGCAACCCAAGTATTGCTTAACAAACAAGATGGTGAGCAAGACGAATCACAAGAAAGCCTTGGCGATGAGCAAGGCGGCAGTGATGAAAAAACAGCTGCATTAGAAGAAGAACTTTCTAGTGTGAAAAAAGAATTAACTGAACTAACCGCAGCATTTAAAAAGGCGGCCGGTACTCAAGCCGATGACACAACCCAAGGTGAAGAAGAACACCAGGGCGAAGATGGCAAATATAGCAACATGCTTTAACTAGCAGTTTGTTATCTCTATTAATTAGCACAGGAATTTAGTAATGAAACTAAAGACAACCCACGTATTTGCCGCAGTGATGGCAGGATTAGCCAGTAACTATGGCGTTGCTTCAATGGGCGAACAATTTGCCGTTGAACCAACAATCGAACAGCGCTTATATGATGCTGTTTATGAAAGCGCTGACTTTTTACAATTAATCGACACCCAGTTAGTTGATGACTTAGTTGGTCAAGCTGTAACCGCTGGCGTTACTGGTAGCGTAACTGGTCGCGCAGGTGTTGAAACAGACGCCACAAAATCACGCCAAACCAAAGACCCTCTTGGTTTAGCAAAGCGTGAATATCGTTGTTATCCCGTTGAGTGTGACACTCATATTACGTGGCAGCGAATGGATATGTGGGCGAAGTTCCCTAATTTTCATGAGAAATTCCGTGCCCATGTTCGCCAAGCTATCGCGCTAGATATCATCAAAATTGGTTTCAACGGCACAAGTGCTGCTGATGTCACTGATGCAGTAGCAAACCCGATGTTGCAGGACGTTAACATTGGTTGGTTAGAGTTGGTTCGCCGTGACAATGCAGCAAATGTGATTGTTGATGGTGACCAAAAGGTAGGTGAAGTGCGCATTGGTGAAGGTGGTGATTATGAAAACCTTGATCAAGCCGTGCATG